TCGAAGAGATGGCTATGGACATTGTGGTTAAGCGTAAGCAGGCTCAAGCTTGGTTTCATGAAGTTCAGAACGCTTTTGTGTCCGTGTATGGTCTTCGTGGATGGGAAGAGGTCCAGCGCGAGATTGTCCACATCCAGAAGCAGCAGAAAGCTGCTCAGCTTGCCGCTCAAAAAGAGCATGAAGAGCAGATGCACCAGCTAAAAACGCTTGGCATGGCTGGTCTGGTCGTTGTCGTTTTGGTGATTGGAATGATCGTCACCTTCAGTTTGGCTATGAAGTAGGAGAGACCCCTCATGCACATGTCACAAGGGGGGTTAGACAACCTCCTCAAGAAGTTTGAAGGCTGCCGTTTGAAGGCTTATCGCTGCCCGGCAGGCATCCTGACTATCGGCTACGGTCATACGTCTGCTGCTGGCGCACCTGAGGTCCACGATGGCATGACCATCACGCAGGACGAAGCCGAGAGCATCCTCAAGAATGATCTGGTCAAATATGAACAGCCTGTCGCTGCAATGGTCAAAGTGGACCTTGAACAGAACCAGTTCGATGTGCTGGTTGATTTTGCTTACAATGCTGGCGTGGGCGCTCTGAAGACCTCGACCTTGCTCAAAAAGGTCAATGCAGGCGACTTCGATGCTGTGCCTGATGAGCTGATGAAATGGACCAAGGGCGGCGGTAAAGTGCTGCCGGGTCTCGTTCGTCGTCGGCAGGCTGAAGCGGCTTGGTGGAACGCCCACCACGATCACCCGCACGATCATCAGGATCATCGCTCAGAGCCGGATGCCGTTCCGGTCAAGTCTATGGCTGACAGCAAGCAGGGCAATGCCGCGCTGGTCACAGGTGGCCTAGGAACGCTTGGTGCTGCCAAGGAAGTGGCTGCTCAGGCTCAAGATGCTTCAGACACCGTGGATCAAATTATGGGGTTGCTGCACAACACCAATTTTTTGATCATGATCGTTATCGTCGGACTTGGTGCAGCTATCTGGTTCTGGCGCAAACAGCACATGGAGACACATGGTGTTTAGTCTCCTCTTTACGCCTGTAGGGCGCTACGTCGCTATAGGGGTGACAATTCTTGTCATCCTTGGCGGTGCTTATTGGAAGATCAGGTCAGACGCGATTGCTGAAGTTGAAGCTGCGGCTACGTCTGATGCCATCAGGAGAATGGAAAATGCGGTACGCGCTGGTGACAATGCTGGCATTGGCCCTGACAGGCTGCTCCAAAACGATGGGCACCGTAGAGACTAATAAAGCAGCGTGTACGGTCTGGAAGGATATATCTTGGTCATCCAAGGATACCCCCCAGACCATCACGGAGGTTAAGGTCAATAACGCTCGTCGCGAGGGTTACTGTTCCTGAGGCTGCTCGTTCTTAATAAGCTCACCCTCGAAGATATACGTTCCAACGTGACCTAGGTTCATCCACGGGGCTGCGTATATCTTGCCGCCTTGCAGACGCCAGATGCGGCAGAAGTGATAGTCTTCTGACAGCAGACGGTTCGTCTCAGGTTCAATGCTGGTGGCAAAGAACTCATGAATAGGCTCGCCAACAGGCGTATTGCCTGACAGGTCTACCACATCATTGCTGTAGTAAGGCACGACCTCTTTGAGCTGCTCGAAGACTTCGCGCTTGATGCACATCATGCCTGTGCCGCCGTTCCAGATTTCGAGCGGTTCGTGCATAGGCACTGTGACTGTAGGCGAGTAGTCCACCAGATTGACTACAAACGATCCTGTGTATTTTTTCAAATCGTTCGTCTGAACACCGTCTTTGACAGCCTGTTCGACCATCTGCCAGTTGATCTCTTTCTTAGGATAAATGCCGCAGATGACATCCTTTTCAGCCTTCAGCATGTGGATGACTTCGTTGGCATTGAACCGAATGTCGGCGTCAATGAAGAGAAGGTGGGTGCAGTCTGTCTTCAGAAAGTTAGCCGCCAACCCGTTACGCGCACGGGTAATAAGACTTTCGTTGAACATACAGCTCACCATAGCTGCGATGTTGTTCTGCATCATAGCAGTCTGAAGGTTGAGTATAGACTGCATGTATAGGCCGCTACACATGCCGCCATACATAGGCGTAGCAATGAAAACTTTCATTGTTTGTCCATTCTTGAGATGATGAAGATGATGATGCCTAGCACCACCAAGGTGATGGTGACGGTGGCTAATATCATGACGTAGGCTCGTCAGGTTTTACCGGAGCGAACATCTGTGCCATGCGCTTAATGTCTTCCTCAACTTGATCTTGAGGCCCCAACGGTGAAGGCATAGACACAGCTACTCGCCCCGGCTTCGCTTGCGCGAACTGTCCAGCAAACGCCAGATAATTAATGCCGTCAACATAATTATCGGCCTTGCTGCGATTGGATTTAATGCGGGCCATCTTGAGCGCCATCATGAACATGTTGGCTTGCCAAGGCGTGAAAGCCTCGCCCGTCATCAGATTGTAGATCGAACAGACACGTTCAAACGTATCGCTCACATCGCCATATTCCTGACCACGATCTTCAAGCGTGGAAATGGCATTAGCCAGAACTTCTTTGTGATCCATCTTAGTCCCCTATTCTTGATACCGACTTGCGGAGTTGCATAGTCGTGATTGCTTTAATCTTCTTGTCTATGTGCTTAGAAGCGCGGTGAGCTTCTTTAGCTATTTGCTTTTGTCTCTGAAGCAGAATGATCTGTTCCAGTGGTTCCGGCCTTGTCATCTTCCACCACAGGCGGGAAAAGAACCTTTGCATTTTCCACATCACGTTCTCCTACGAGGTCCAAGAAATCCTCTAAACGCAGGATAACAACGCTTTCACGCCTGTCGCCGCGAGCGACAACCAGAGGGCGCTTACGCCCCTTGGCAGCTAGTGTGGCCTGATCCAGCCAATCGTAGACGGCAATAGATGCTCGACGCTTACATTCAATGATGAAGTCTTGAAGGATAATGTCAGCACCACCCTCGCGGGTTTGGGTCAGGTTACGGGCTGCGAGATAGCCTCGCTCGACAAGCGCATGAACAATTTCTCGCTCATACGTTGCGCCCTTGTTCCTTTGCATCTTCCCCATCAGAAAGGCACTTCGTTGTCATCACGATCAGGCTTAGGCCAAGCCTTTGTGTCGCCAGACTTGTAGTTGTCCACGCTGATAGCAATCAGATGGTTCTGCGGTGTGTCCTTCTTCCAAGCAGAAATCTTGAACTCTTCGCCCTGCTTGTAATCACGATCACAGACGAACTTGCCCTTGTAATCCGGCTGCTTCTCGCTGGTCTTTTTGTTGATGAAAAGGACGCCTGTGCCGGGACGGTTCTGATAATTGCTCATTGTTGTTCCTCTGGAATTGTCAATCGGATGTCTTCATTTACATAACGGAAGGCTGAAGATTTTTCAGATCGTTCCATGTCTGAAAGCTTCTTGGCGCTTTCAATCTGCTTAATCATCAGACCGTATTGCGCGAGCCAATGCTCACTATCTTCGCAATACATATAAACGCGACGATCATCACCATCTGGCACATACAGAGGGATACCGTCTTCTTCTACTTCAGCAGCGAGTTCCATCTGCGGAGGCGGCGGCACGTCGATGATCGGAGTTGCTTGAACTTCCTTGAAATCCCCGACTTCCTCAGGTGTGTATTCACCCACGATAACACCGGGATAAACAGATCGAATACCTTCGCTAATAACCCTAGCGCGAAGCATAGCGCGAGGATACAGACGCCAGTTATCTTTGGTAGCAAGCCCGATAGCCTTCGCCTGTGCCAAGGTCCACGAAACTTCAAGTGATCCTCCTTGTGGGTGAGAGAACACGCCTGTCACCACATCATCTGTGTATTTAGTCCACTGCACCATGCCGCCAGCTTTCTGAAAGCGAGCCAGCATTGCGTCAGCTTTGAGAGCCGGACGGCCTTGGATCAGGTGATAGTCTTTAGCAACAGAGGCAGGATGCCGACCTTCAGCCTGTGCGACAGCCATGAGGGCTAACACAGCTACAGGGTCTTTCATGCCGAACAGACCAGACTTAGCGATGGCATTAGCCATGCGTTCCTGATCTTGAAATGGAACCAATTCATTGCTCATTTATCTTCTCCTGCTAATGCGCGATCAAACGCAGCTTCAGCCTGTTTTGATGCTATCAAGTTCTCTTTTGTTTTGTCTTTGAAATACTGTTTTTGACGCTGACGCATGTATTTGGCTTTACGAAGAATAGCGTTCAATTCTTCAATTAAGTCAGCCGCCAGCAACAGGTCTCTGTGCATACCGTAGAGAGAAACTTTTATTTCTTGTCCCTCATAACTACCGTCACACCAAGACATGAGTTCTGCGTTGTCGTCATACACATTTCGAAGTCTATCAACGAAAGCATCTTTCATTGTCTTAACTCCGGTGGCAATGCGCGGCCTGCGGCCTTGGCCTTCTTCATGTAGTCGATAATCATGTCCATGCTCTGATGATAAGCACGTTCACTGGGCGTGGCGCTTGTCACTACAGCGTCGATAGCCAGCACCAAGAAGAAGCAAGCCTCGTCGGCGGTGTAGCCTGTCACAACGTCGATCAGCTTCTTAGCGACACGTTCTTTCTCTTCTACGTTCATGGCTGCACCTTTCTCGGGCGACCCGGACCACGGATGCCAGCCTTAGCTTTCATTTCTTTAACTGCGGCTTTGAAACGATCAATTTTCTCGTTTGCTTCATCAAGCTCGGATTGAAGTTCATCGCGGTTCTTAATCAAATCCAGATTGTGAGCTAGCAACGCTCTCACAACTTTGTTTGACTCAGCGAAATCAAAAAAAATCATAGCTTTCCCTTTCCTTACTTAATCAAGAAACGGCGAGAGCCGCTCTTTTCTACGCAAAACTGGTCATAAATGTTCGGCATAGATTTCTTCAGAAGATCAGCATCAAACCGCTTCGATGATTTGGCTGTCTTCCATGTTGCAAGCGTATCGCCTGCCATAGTCTCAAGGATTGCCTTGTTGCCCATAAAGTTCTGGATAGCTGCGGCATAGGTAGCCTCATGCTCTTCCAGCATCTTTATCTGCTCCTTGATCTTCTTCAGTTGAGCGCAGGCAGTCTCAGCGTGAGCATTGGCGACAACGTGCATACCGTCATCATGCCGCCAGA